TTACCGCATCACATATCAAGAACCAAGTTTGGCAAGCGCAGGCGCAAACGCAGTCTTTACCTTGAGGATTCGACTCACAAACCTTGCAGGTGCTGTCCAAAACGAGGTTAGAGAATTAAACCAGTCTACGAGTACCGCAATCCCGACTAGCGGAATTTGTCAAGCGATAGTTACTTTGACTGCTGGTACCCAAAACTTTGTTGCAACCCTGCAATGCAGTTCTGGTACAGGTCAGGCTCAAAGGTCGGGAACGATCATCGGGTTTCTTTTAGTGGAAGATATTGGGCCAGCCTGATGAAAAGCCTGATTGTTGCCGCCGCTGTTATTGTTGTCCTCATGTTTGTTGTTACCTCATGCAGTGACAGAACCCGAGAAACCTGCGAAACTAAACCAACAGCCACAAGGTGCAACCCATGAAACGACTAAGCAACTCCGAAATCAAAGCCCGACTAATCCTTATTGTCGGTATCGCGTTAGCGGTCGCGTTCCTAGGCTCAACCGCCGCACTTCTGTACGGCCTGCTGTTTGTGGTGCAACCATTAGATGTCTCACCCAATGACGAATCAGCGTGGTCGCTACTTAGCCCAATGATGTTGTTTCTCACTGGCGCACTATCAGGAATCCTCGCCTCAAACGGCCTCAAAGATAAGGACCAAAAAGATGACCAGTAGACCGTACACGGGCAACAGCGACGGCAACCATCCGACAGAACGACCCGGCACGAAACGGTTCGTCGAATACATGGAATTCTTGTGCAACATGAAATCCATAGGTATTTACGCCAACCGACCTATGCGCGGATCATCCAACCTAAGCGTTCACGCAACATGGCGCGCCGTAGACCTCAAAGGCAAAGGCACGCCCAAACAGAACGCAGACTCACGCAAAGCCATGGTTGAGTTCCTGTTCACTCACCGCGACATTTTAGGTATTGAGGAAATTCACTGCTATGACGGCGTAGGTTGCCCGATCCCCAATCTGACCAAGTTTGGCGGCGGTTTCCGATGCGACCGTGACAGTTGGAAAGCATGGACCCCACAAAAGAACGCTGGCACACCCGGTGGGGACTGGACTCACGTCGAATTAGCACCACATATGGCTGACTCTGCGACCGCTATAGAAAAGGCTTTCGCCAAAATCTTTGCGTAGTGCCTTGACAATCGGCTTGGGAGTCGGTCAAATGACTGGCAACCAAGTGCGTCCCCCAATAGGTGGACCCCGACCGCAGGAGGAAAGCAATGCAACAATCCCTTTTTGACGTTCTCGATGTCCCAGCCGAGAAACTCAAATACGAAGCCTTCAAAGAGGCAAACCCGTGGGTCATTGAACGACTCACCAAAATGTGTTACGCGCTGTATAACAACGGCCACAACCACTACGGCATCGGCGCACTTGTTGAAGTCCTACGCTTTCAGCACTCAACCACTTATGACCCCAACAGTGATTTCAAGTTCAACAACAATTACCGCGCCTATCTGGCCCGAGAGATCATGCAAAACAACCCGATGCTGGACGGCTTTTTCAGCACCCGCAAATCCGTTGCGGACTTATCAGAGGACTACTAATGAACCTTAAACGAATAACATTTATGGCTTTAGGAACATACGCACTAATGGCAATTTGGGCTATTACAAGCGTGCAGGAATCGTCACCGACTTTGACCATTGCGCCAAAGCAAACAGTCACATTGCAAGACCTGACACCTCAGCAACTTGAGGACCGCAAAGAAGAGCTGCTAGCCACAACCACCACAACCAGCACGATTACGACGCAACCAGTAACAACCCTTGCGCCTTTTAACGCTGAAGCCAAATGCCAAGAATGGTTCCCGCTCGCCGTAGAAGTGGGCTGGCCCAATGACCCCCGCGTTTTGCAGACGTTAGGTCGCGTAATGTGGAAAGAGTCCCGTTGTCAGCCTGACGCCTGTTCAAAATCTGATAGTGGGAGACAATGCCGTGACTACGGTTTGACACAAGGGAACTGGTACGCGCATCACGAATGGTGGGCAGAACTAGGGATCACACCTGAACAAATGTTTGACCCTGCAACAAATTTGCGATGGGCATACCTGCTCTATTCAGGCCGTGAAGCAAAAGGGCAATGCGGTTGGCAACCGTGGCGACTGTGCTAGATCGCTGGTGGGATCACGCCGCCTGCAAAGGCATGGACCTCAACCTGTTTATCTTTGAACCGGGTGAACGGTACTCACGCAAAAGAATTGCTGAAGCGAAAGCGGTTTGCGCTACCTGTTTCGTCCGTCCCGAATGTCTCGCCGAGTCCCTCAACTATTCGACAACACAGTTGGAGTGCTACGGCATTTGGGGGGGTCTCACATGGAAAGAACGACGCCAACTACAATCCGACACAAACCCAGCCATACCGCTGGTGTACCGTGACGGCAAATACCGACAAATTAGGGAGCCCCGACCATGATGACCCAAATCCAAGAAATGACCGCTCTGATCGCAAAAGCGGAGATTGCTATGAAGGCAGCGACTTGGGAGATTGAACGCCTCAGAGACGACGTAGCAATGCTTAGAAAGGCGCTTACCGAGTTGGCTTATGTTGCTGAGGAACATGGCGTCTATCTGTCCAACCTCACGAAATCAACCCAAGACACCATTGTGGCAATGCGTCTTGGCGGGTTCAAATGAACTGCCAAATTTGTGACACACCATTCCGTACTGGCGACATTCGGATGCGTACAGAGTTACGCGGTATCTGTCTCAACTGTGCCGAGGAAGGCGGTTTCGTCGGGATGACTCTTGAGGAAACAACCCGATGCGTAGCCATGATTCGAGTCGTTAACAATCTCAAAAACCAAACGCCTGCACAGGCCCGACACATGAAGGACATGGAAACATGAGTTTTAACCCAGCCGACTACGCATCAGTACAAGAACGCCTCCCATTGTTTTGGAAAGACTGCCCACGCGGACGCATTGTCACCGAAATCATTGTTGACGACGGCACTCGAATCGTTATGAAAGCGTCCTTATATGCCGACATTGCTGACCCAGTCCCGACAACGACAGGGTTTGCGGAAGAGGTCCGAGGCTCGTCAATGGTCAACAAAACTAGTGCCCTAGAAAACTGTGAGACTTCGGCTGCTGGACGCGCACTTGCTAATTATCAGTATCAGGGCTCTAACAAGCGTGCCAGCCTTGAGGAAATGGTCAAGGTGTACCGCCAAGGCGAACAACCACAAACGACTACAAACGCAGCTCCAGCACGCACACAGTCACTCGGCTCATCCAGCGAACCGCCAACCCCAAAACAGATGGCAATGCTTCGAGCCAAAGATTACCAAGGGCAAGCACCATCCACAAAACGTGAAGCGTCCGAAATCATAGACAGGCTGATGAACGGTGGCTGACCCATCCGAAGCAGAGTTCCAAAAGGCAGTCATCACTTTGGCTAAGTTGCATCGCTGGAAAGTCATGCACACCCAGCCCGCACAGATCCGACCGGGACGATGGATCACACCCAACACTGGCGACCAAGGATTCCCTGATCTAGTCATGTCACACGCAACCCGAGGCACCATCTTTGTCGAATTGAAAGCCCCTAAAGGTGTGGTCTCTGATGCTCAATGGGATTGGATTAACACACTGGAGGACGCAGGGCAAGAGGTCCACGTCTGGCGGCCCAAAGACTTAGAGAAGATCAGTCAACGCTTGGCTTGGGGACCTGACCCTGCTTGACCTGACTGGTTGAGCGCGTCTAGCGTCCCATCACAACTGACACCATCAGAGCGCACAGAGGCGTTCACTAGCCCTTGCAGGAACCTGAACCCTGCTCTGGGAACACTCGGCAACGAGGGTAGGCGCTCACGCATTGTGAGCGATCAGCGTTCAAACGTACATTGCGAATGGTTGTCCACCGAACAAAACTAGACAGGCTCCCATGGGCTACTTGCCCTAAATAGTGGGGGACACAAACCACCCACCCTGTCATGGAACTGGAGGACAACCGAGCGAGTGCCCTTCTCGCTTGGGCGTCAGATCCCTTGACCTTGACCTATGCTCTTGACATGAGCGGCAACCCGATCTACGGAACCAAACAATGGAAACAACTACGGGCCCAAGTCATCCAAGACGAACCCGTCTGCCACTGGTGCAGGCGAAAACCCTCCACACAAGCAGACCATGTCATAGAAGTTGACGCCGGCATAGACCCATACGACAGAACCAACATTGTCGGATCATGCGCCAGTTGCAACGCTAGCCGAGGCGCCACATACGTCAACCGCAAGACCGCCGCTCGAATTCAAAACCGTAACAACGCAACCAACGGAACGACCAAACCATCCGAAAAAAGAAAAACGGAAACACCGTTTTCTTTTTTAGACAAACGACCCACCCCGAGCCCCTCCTTAAAAATACCCTCAACTAGCAGGAACCAGCCTGAACCAGCCCGAACCAGCGGTGGTTCAGCCATATCTGGTCGGATCGAGCCGAGGTTGGTGACGCCTGTTCCACCCGGTGAGAGTTTTGGTCCTTCCCTGACCTTGTGGGCTAAGCGCGTGCTCAATATTGATTTGATGGAATGGCAGAAACGCATTTGCAACGACGCTTTGACTGTGGATGCTGACGGTGACTTTGTGTTTCGTGAGGCCTGTATCAGTACGGCTCGACAAAATGGAAAAAGTTTGGTCATGCGAGCGGTGGCAGGGTTTATGGCGACTGAGTACGCAGCTGCACGTCGTGAACCTCAAACGATCGTGATTGTCGCTAACCAGAAGCGTCGAAGCATGGCCCTGTTTCGGGATGTCGTCCGCGACCTAGAAAATTTTGATTGCAAGGTTCGCTGGCAGAACGGTGACGAGCGGATCAACTTTCCCGACGGCTCATCTATTTCAGTGGTTGCGGCGTCCGCTCACGCTCACGGGTTGACTGCGTCGGTTCTGTTGGTGGATGAGGTTTGGGACATTAGCCCTGAGGTTGTGTTTACGGCACTCAGGCCGTCGCAGATTGCGGTCAAGAATCCCATGATGATGCTTTTCAGCACCGCTGGCGATCAGGGTTCCACAGTCCTTTTGCAACTTCGAGAGCAGGGCATTGCGGCGATTGACTCGGGCCAACCGACGGCGCTCTATTTTGCTGAGTGGTCACTTCCGCCCGGCATCAGTTTAGAAGATCGGTCATATTGGGGCTGGAGTAATCCCGCGCTTGGGACGACAATTACTGCTAAAGCGTTGGAGTTGGCTTTTGATTCACCGAACCGTCAAGCCTTCATTCGTGGCCACCTGAATCTGTGGGTTGACAGCACCAATTCCTATTTGCCGATCAACCTGTGGAATGACCGCAAATCCAACAAGCCAGCACCACCAACACAGTGGCTCACCATTGACTCGTCAGTTGATGACTCGCGATATGTCGGAGTATCAACGGCTTTTGATGACGGGCGCGTTGTCGTGTCGGTCGCGTTCGTCGTGGAATCAGCTGCACAAATGTGGGAGGAAGTTGTGCGGATTATGCACGTTCAAACTGTAAAACTTGCGGTGACCCCATCACTAGAAATTCACTGTCCCCCAGACCTGCGACGTCGAATGCAAATTGTCGGATATGCCGAACTGCTCAAATGGACTGCGGCCTGTCGCTCAATGATTATTGAGGATCGTGTCCACCACACTGGCGACATTGCACTAGCCGAACATTTTGCCCGAAGCGTTGCCGTCAAAACGGGCGGGTCAATAGTGCTCAGTTCGCAGAAGTCACCCGGCCCGATCGAGTTGGCGCGTTGTGCCGTTTGGGGAATCATGCTCGCGTCCAAACCAGTCAGGTCGTCGCGTGCCGCTTTCGCTTTCGGCTGAGGGTACTTAACACAGACCAAAAAGTGTGAGAGAATCGCTAGTGATGGCTCTTTTCGGTAGCAAGAAAGTAAGCGCAACCCCCGCGTTTGCGTCCGCGCCGATACAGGCTGCAGCAGGTTCTGCCGCACAGGTGGGTCAGTTCTATACGTACTCCGTCGGGGCGTCGCAAGAACTGGCCCTCTCTGTTCCCACTGTCGCCCGCTCAATTCAAATGATTGCGTCCATGGTCGGCTGCTTAGAACTAAAGCATTACACGACGCAATGGACTGGATCCGAGTACGAAGAAATTTACATTCCTAATGAGCAGTGGATGGATCAACCTGATCCCAAGGTCACGCGCAACTTCATTTTTTCGCAGCTCGTCACGGACCTTATGCTTCACGGTCGCGGATTCTGGTACATCACCAGCAGATCCACTGCCACAGGACGCCCGCTTTCGTTCCAATGGTTACCCGCCGCAATGGTGACGACCATGGATCAAGCAGGTCCGCAATGGTTCGGCCCGTCCGACCAAGTCGAATTTAACGGTTATCCACTTGCAACCGATGACGTCGTGCAATTCTTAGCACCGACTCAAGGTCTGCTGTACACAGGCAACCGGGCAATCATGACGGCCCTAAAACTTCAGCAAGCCGCCGACCGTTTCGCTGTCAACGAAATTGCCGCTGGTTGGTTGCAACAAACCGACGCATCCGAACCAATGTCAGCCGAAGATCTTTCCGAACTTGCAGCTGCTTGGCGTAACGCTCGACAAGTTGGTGCCATTGGCGCACTTAACAGCGTCGTGACTTTTAAAGAGTTCTCCAGTGACCCGAACAAACTGCAACTGATTGAGTCGCGTCAATTCCAGTCGCTAGAACTGTCTCGGGCCACTGGAATTCCCGCATACCTTTTGGGCATTGGCGTACAGGGCTACACATACCAGAACGCGCAACAGGCACGCCAAGATCTTTATTTGTTTGGCACTAAACAATATTTGGATGCCATTGAGCAAACATTGTCAATGAACCAACTTTTACCGCGTGGACGCTACGTCAAATTTGATGTTTCCGATTATGTTTACGAAAACGATCTAGGGAATGTTGAGCGCGAACCCGCTTTTGATTCAGGAAACCGCGAGGAAGAATACTCATGATTAGATTGACCGCTCAACAGATCACGCTGGACGCGTCCGCTGATGGTGAACCGTCGCGTCAGATCACAGGGCTCGCCGTTCCTTGGAATGTCAAAGCGACTCTGTCTGGTGGCGAAAGTGTGGTCTTCCTTGAAGGCTCACTGCCTGAGGACGGCCCGATGCCGAAGCTCTTGGAATACCACGACGACACGCGCGTCATTGGTCGAGTCACCGAAAGAGTGTCCACCAGCGAAGGCATGATGTTTGTCGCAAAACTAAGCGCAACTCGCGCCGCCGATGACGCTCTCGCACTGCTCGCCGATGGCGCTTTAGACAGCGTTTCGGTGGGCGCAATCCCCACCAAGTTCAAGCGCCTGTCAGACGGGACCCTAGAGGTCTCTCAGGCTAGATTCGTAGAACTGTCGGTGGTCACTGTGCCAGCGTACGAATCAGCACAGGTCTACTCAGTCGCCGCCTCATCACCCGATGAAAGCGAACCCGACGAAACCGAAACCCCAACAGAAACAACCCCAACACCATCCGAGGAGGATGAAATGTCAGAACCCACAACCGTTGAAGCCGCAGTTGCGACTCAACCCATCTATGCAACCGCCGTTAAGCGTGACGCAAAACTGCCGACCGCTGTCGAATACTTGAGTGCTGCCATTGCTGGCGGAACTGCTTGGGAACGTATGCACGAAGCACTTCGCGCCGCAGCTCCTGACGTGGTTACCAGCGACACACCCGGAGTGCTCCCAACCCCAATCCTTGGACCTGTTTACAACAACTTCGTCGGCCGTCGCCCAGTCGTTGATGCAGTTGGTGCCAAGTCCATGCCGGGTGGAGGCAAGATCTTTATTCGTCCCGAGGTCACGACCCATACCAGCATTGGTGCAAGCCTTGCCGAAATGAGCAACCAGTCAGGCACTTTCGTGGTGAGTTCGAATCAGGTAACCAAGCAAATTTTCGGTGGCTATGTCAACATCTCTGAAGCCGATCTGGATTGGACCGATCCTGCGATCTTGTCAATCTTGCTTGACGACATGGGCCGTATCTACGCCAACGCAACCGACAACTACGCAGCCGATACTTTGGTCGCTGGCGCAACCACGACTCAAGCGTTTACCGCTGCCGACACTGACGACCCGTCAGTTTGGGCCGCTGAAATTGCTGAAGCTGCAGCAACAATTCTCACTTCGTCAAATGGCAACTTGCCGACTCACTTATTTGTGGCTCCCGGTATTTGGCAAGATTTGATTGCTTTGTCGGATTCGAGCAAGCGTCCGTTATTCCCACAGATCGGACCGATGAACGCATTCGGTAATCTTGCACCCGGTCAAGTCAACGGTAACGCTTTCGGTTTGCAAGTTGTTGTTGACCGCAACTTTGCAAGCGCAACTTGTATCGTCGGCGACGCATCTGGTTACGAACTGTTTGAACAGCAGAAGGGCGCGATTTCGTTGGACAACCCGTCCACCTTGTCACGCACCATTGCGTTCCGTGGCTACTTCGCCGCCTTGATGATTGACCCGAGCAAGTTCGTCAAGTTCACGTTCGCCTGATCCGACTGATTAAGTAGAGAGACTGCACCATGGCCACATTTAGCGTGACGCACCACCAGCGTCTAGACGATGTTGCTGTGGTGCAGACCCTCGAAGCAACCGACATAACAGTCGGTCAGACAATCACACTCACTGGACTCGGTCACGGTCTCAACGGCACGCACATTGTTATTGCTGTACCGGTCAACTTGTTTGCTGGCGTTAATGAAGCAGGCGACCTGCTTTACAACGAAAACGAAATCATTGTTAACCAGTTGATGTTTCAAGATGTTGGCGACGATCTAGAACGATCCGCTGCCGATCCGTTTGGAACTTTGACATGGACTTTGACGTGCACATGGCTGTCATCAACTGCGCCAGTGATTGAGTTTCTTGGGATCTCGTCGGCCACGGCAAATGACACCGCGTTCCTCACTACTTGTGTCGCAGCTGCAAACTCCTGGTGTTTCAGGCGTCGCGTGCAGGCTGGTTACCACGACAGTCTCACGACCGTCCCTGACAGTTCAGTGCTGTTAGGAACCACGCTTTACGCCGCAGGGCTTTACCGTGAACGCGGCACAACTGGGGACAGTTACGCATCCTTCCAAGACATGAGCGGACCACCGTTAATGACCTTGG